CCTCAACTTCAACAAACCCAGTACCCCATTTAGATGCTGGTATATTTGAAAGAGGGAAAGACTTAACAATAGTATTTCCGGGTACGCCAGACCAGTCATCAGTCTCTCTAAATGTATAGCCATCTCCACTTGCGTTACGATTACCTACATGTACCTTCATGTTGGCCTCTGGGTCTTTTACTGTAGTGTATCTATACAGTAATCCATTTATATCTACACCACCGATGCTAGGTAAGATAGAGTCCATAGTCCAACTTAATGCGTTAGATGCCGCATTACTTGTAGCACTATAAGTGTACGGCTCAGAGTAGGAATAAGAAGGCAAGAGTACTAAAGATAACACCCAAGCCAATCTTAGTTTCACTGTTTTCATCAAACATCCTATTGATTACATTATTTTGATCTCGTTCGATCTCTTCTTTGACTGCTTCCATATCCCATGCTAGTCTAGCTTGATCACCAACTAATCCATCTTTAGGGCATGGTGTACCTGCATTCATCATAGCATCAAATACTCTTTCATCTTGACACATTACTGATACTGCGGCTACCTTCATGCCCATGTCATACATAGTCTTAGCATTCTTTAGCTTCTCACAGTTCATATCACGTACTGTACGACCTGCTGAGATACCCAGTATCTGTGTCTGTACTGCCCCTGCTACACCTACAGTACATAAGTCTGAGTTACTCCCACTTATCTGCGGGGATATGGCTGATGGTGGTGGGCTATTGATTGTAGTATCCATAGACCCACTGGAAGTTATAGTACTATTAGTGTCAGTACGTATTGTGTCATCATCATCGGCATGTGCAATGCTACCGATTAGTAAGGTAAATAGTATAAGTAAGAGTTTCATTTATCTGCTTGTTCTGCCATTCTTTCAACTAGGTTACGAATAGCTTTAATGTTTTCGTCAATACGACCTAGAGAAACAGCTTGTGATTGTACTGTCTTCTCTAGTGTATTTATACGAGTTTCTTGGCGAACTAAATCACGAGCATTATTTTTGACAGAAGAGTCTAGTGAAGACACATACCATACAAGTGATATAGTTTGTAGTACGATAGCTACGATTAACGTAACTGGTACTGACTTAGAAAGATGCCAACTCTCAGTCATCATTCAGCATCCGCAATAGTCAGAGTACCAGCTTCGACTTGCTTGAGTATCTCTGCGTAGTGACGATTGACTGGGTCTAGTGGGACTGACATCTCTTGTCCGTCTATTGTTGCTTGGACTGAAGAGTTGTTACCATCCATGTCTGCATTGTATTGTGCTGACGTAATGTTCATTTCGTTTTCCATGATTATAACTCCGCATCTAATGTTACAAATGTTCCAGCATGTCCTCGCATTAAACATGCACTGTTCTGTACCAAACCATTAAAGAAACCCAGTTGTACAAAAGACCCCGAAATATTGGGATTGTACGCAACAACATTTGGTGTTGATTGTATTGTATTTACTCTAGCATCGTTTACAGCCAAACCACCAGTTGTACCAAATGTAGGTATTGCCCTCATAGTTGTTATATATGGAAGGCTTATGTATGCGGTATTTGAAAACACTGCAATACCACTACCACGATCAACTTGCTGATAGTACCTCTGGCAATCCAATAGTTCTTGTCCTACATTTTTATGCTCGAATGGAGTTGCAGTGTCGCCGAGTTCTAGTTGGACTCCTGTGATTTGGAAATTGGCATTAACTACGTCTAGGTTTGCAGTGTAGCTGCTTGTTAAGTTTGCAAAACCAGTAGTAGCTGCCCATCCGCCGCCATCTACCCCACCTGTAAAATTAGACCCAGAAATCCAAAGGAAAGTAAAGCGTATTCCTGTGGTATTGTTGTTGGTTGTCCAAGTTCCGCCAGTGTCCCCAGCAATAGTAATGGTCTTGTATTCCCAAGTATTTGCATAATTCACTGTGTAAGTAACTGGGAAAACTCGTGTGCCATCTTGGTTTTGAAGGCTAAAAGGGAAACTACCTGTTACGGAAGACTTCACCCAGAAAGAAATCGTTGATGTCTTTGCATCGCTTGTGCCGTAGGCCAAACGAGAAATGTCATGCCCTTCAGTTTTATAGATAAGCTGTGCAAAGTCGCCAGAGCCGACACTCCCAGCAGCCGTTGTTGTTGTAACTTTTATACTACGCTCAAACCCTGCTGGAGCATCACTAGACTGCTCAACATTCACTACGTTATCGGTGTTTTCCTCATACTTCCATCTATCCAAAGTAAAAGTGCTAGATGCAGGAGAAGTAAAACTCGTCCCACGTTGTGCCACTTTCATAGCACCATTGATTATTATATTTCTGTTCGACAAAGCCCCATCGTCATAGGCGTTACCCAAGTCTGCTAATTGTCTAGCTTTAGTCATAAGTTACTCCTTATGGTTTTGTAGGCCACGTCACATCATCTAGTGAAGTTGCACTTGATGTAATGTCACGTAGTGCTTGTCTGTATGCAGTCTGTGCAGAAGTCATTGTACGATCAGACCCTGCCCACCAATCAGTAGCTGCAATCAAACGATCACGTTCTGCTCTGAGTAGCTTCATAGGTTCAGCCGCAATGAGTTCATCTTTCTTAGCTGATACTGCTGACCAAGTTGTACCCCAATCAGACGGGTCTTGGCTTTCTATTGCTGAACCATTTGCATCTGCGCCTGTTACTTTGGCGTACATGCTTGTGAACTCAGCTTCTGTTGTTGGTTCGCCACGGAGTACCCACTCTGTAACGCCTAGTTCTGATAATGCTGTTGATATTGTTGTCATTTTAATCGGCCTCCTTTAGCCTGCTATTTCTGTTATGATAAAACCCCTAGATTGGGTTGCGTGACTATAATTGACGTTAGCCGTTTGATAGTTTCTGGCTCTTAGATCAAAGGTAATAGCTGTTCCAGCAGTACTACCTGTGTTGTCTATGTAGCTCCACGCTCCCCCTAAATATTGATCAGAGATTGCATTTGTATATATAGAATGTTGATTACCAGACTTAGCTATTTCATTAGAGTCTCTATACATGTATGCCCCAAATCCATTATGAGCTGGCCCCCAATTAGCATACAAGAAAAACTGTATTAAAAACTTACTTCCTGTTGCTACTGGTGTTACTGATAAACTATTTAGAGTAATACGAGATAATGTAGTTGATGATACTTGGTTGGTGGAATATTCATTAACAACCTGTAACACTGTACCTGATGTATTAATCCCTAAGTCAGCCGCTGTTGGTGTACCACCATTGGCTTTCTGTAGAGTATCGACTTTTATTATACTGGTCATTGTGCGATCTCCTGTAGTATCATTTGAACACCAGAATAACAATTTGTGGTTTGCCCAGCACCTGTTTTCATTAAGAATGAGTAGGTAGTAGAAGAAGAAGTAGAAGGTGCATTTATATATGATCTTGACATATGATAGATATTTTCAGTTGCGGCAGTGAACCACCATGCATAGGCATGAGCCGTGCTTGTTCCACCATCTTGTGGAAAGTTTGCCTCTGGTATTGCCGAACCATCTCTATAAATAGTCATAAATGAAGCACCTGTAGATCCAGTACCTGTCCCACTTTTGTATAGCATAGCATTTATATTTATTAACACCTTACTTGTAGAAAATTTAGGTGTTATGGAACAACTTAAAACTGTTTGCATACTTGTTGAGGTTGTTGAAAAATCGGCAGATGTACTGCTATTAACTGTCTGTATAACATGCCCTGGAATATGCACACCATTGCCACTGGTCTTCTCAACTAAACTATCGACTTTTAATATACTCATTGTGCGATCTCCATAACAGTCATTGTTTGATTTCCCCAATCGTAATTAATACCAGCTGCGTTTCCTCCAAAAGACCGAAAATAAACTTCATATCTTCGACTTGTTGTGTTGTTAGCTGTTTCACTAGCTGAAAAACTCATTTGAAAATGTTGGTTGTGATTACTTGTTCCTGAACTATGAAAAAAAGCATCACAATTTTGGCCTACACCAATACGAGTAGAAACGTCCCTCTGAATTCTCATAACTAAACCGTCTGATGTGATACCAGTACTGTTTTTAGATTGCAAATCTACTCTAACAATTATCAAAGACGAGGAATCTTTAGGTGTAATATCTACTAAAACCCCACTAGCCAAAAAAGCTGAATTTGAAGTTGTTACAATTTCTCCACTAGTTGTCGGGCTTATAAAATGTTTTACTTGAAGAATTTGCCCAATAGAAGGCACTAACGTCCCACCATAGGCATCCAATGTTTGACCACTTGGTATTATCACCTTGTTTGCATTAGACCCAGATGTCTGTCCTATTAAATTTTCAACTTGTAATGTACTCATCTATATCACCGTTAAGTTTCCATTGACTGTCAGAGTAATACCCGATGCTACAGTAAGTGGCCCTGTAGCACTAGCATTTTCATCTGCGTCAATTGTTGTGTTAGCGTTTAGCTCTTGTTCATTAACTCGAAAGATGTCACCTGCTCGTGAGCCGACTGTTCCGTTGTCACCCTTGAACATGCCACCACCAGATACGTTGGCTACTTCAAATGTGCTGTAGGCTACAACATCAAGTATATCACCTGTAGCTGCACCTGATGCTAAAACAACGTCAGAACCATTGGCGGCTGTATAATCTGCGCCATTACTTAGGAAGATTCCATTAAGGTACACATCTAGAAACTGGGGTGTGTAACCACCAGTAGCAAATGTTGTCTGCCCAGATGTAGCTATAAGGCTATCTCTTGTCTGTGTGGCCTGTGGTACTGGCTGTGTGCCTATGTAACCTGACATATTCTAAGCCTCCAATGCTGTTAGTCTTGCCTCAATGGAAGCAAATCGTTGTTCGTTATATGCGGCTACAAAAGATAGTAACTCTGGGTAACGAATACCTAGTCTAGTTCTTTCTGTTGCGCCTTCTGGTGCTTCATCTTCTACTTCGTATGTGTCAGTACGAGTGTAAGCATCTACTGCTTCAACTGCTTCTGTAGTTATGTTGCCGTCTTCATCAGTTACTTCAGCTACAGCTTCAACTGCTGGTACTTCTGTTTGTGTTTCCCACCATGTGCTTGAGATAAACAATGCGTAGTCACCAGCATCTAAACCTTCTGCTGTGAAAGCCGCCTGTACGTCTTGAGCTATGACACCTGTATGAGTACGAGCATTGTCACCCTTCTCAGCTACACTGTCTTTCCATCTGAATGTCTTGAACAATGCTGAGATACGTTTACCTACTAGCATTTCTGTTGCTGTAAGTGATGCTATGTCTTGCTTCTCATTGAAGTCAGATGTTTGGATTGAGCTGTTGGTTGCGTAGATGTCGTCGAAGCGAGCATAAGTTGCTCCTAAGTCAACATAGTTGTCTGCATTAAGGTCGTTTATTGGGTCATGTGGTCTAATATGGTTATTATCCCCTGCAAATAAAAAACCAACATCATTATTTCCCATAACAAGATGCGAACCTCTAACCTTAATCCTACCTACAACATTACCAGCCTTTCTAAACCAAACTATGTCACCATCAGAACCATTATTAAAATCA